GATCGAGTACTGGTATGCCGTTAAACTAGACGGCACGCTAGTTAGTTTCACATCTTCATATATCGAGGCAGCGTCATAACGAGTGTGACACTCGTAATCAAGGTAGGACTGGTGACGATTTTGAGTAACCCCATAATCGTGACGAGTAACTACACTATTGACGCGTTCTTCAACCTCGTTGAGAGATTCCGAGTAATAGTCACTGATTACCTTTCCTTTCGTTTGAACGGAAAAGAATCCATAATTGATTAGTGAAGGGTCATGGTTAATTTCCTCGATTAACTCGAGATAATTACCACAACCCGTAAACCAATCAAACAGCCACGTCCATGGTGTCAAGTTATAGACATCGATGAAACGTGGAGTGATACCCGCTCTTTCATACCAAATATAGGTACTACGGAGCGAGGGCACATTTATCGGAGGAAAGTCAAAAGTTGCGTTTACAACTAAACGTATCTCTGACTCTCTTACGATTCGAGAGGTAGTCCTTGCGTTGAATTCGTAAGGATATGCCTCTGTGTCATACTGGAATCCGGAGACCCCATTCTCGCCTGAGAGATGAACTCTTTTGGCGCGAAAGGTTGTAGCTTTCTGAGAACGACGCATTAAGAAATTAATCTTATTGCTAATCTTCTCAGGTAAAGCTAACAACTCCACCAAGTCCTTATATGTTTGACGCCATCCAAAATGGAAACTCAACCATTCGGATGGAATGTCTTTCGAAGACCTCTTGAGATCAAAAATAAGATCACGAGTGGAACTCGATCGACCAAAGGTGTCAAACACTTTACGGATATTTTCCATAGTTTCCTTCAACTGAAGTATGCTACGGGGAATATCACGAAGTTCAATAGCATTGCGTAGCAGACTATAATCCCTGTGAAAGGGACTAACGCCTGTAAACAATGATACTGAGTACTTCTGGGCGAGAGCCCGGTTGTACGCAACTTCGGTAGAACGTAAAGAATTATAAGAGACCAAGGGGAAGACTGCCCCTTGACCCTTCGTAACGAATGTC